AGAGCACCAGGGCCTACAGAATCAAATGGAGGAAATGGTTTAGCAAATTCAATTACAGGAAGTCCAGTAACATACGCAGGTGGTGGCGGAGGTGGAGCACCAGGTTCTGGTGGTTGCGGTGGAGCAGGTGGGCCAGGTGGAGGTGGAGCAGGCGGAAATTATCCTGGTTCAGGTTCTGGTGGAGCAGGTACAGCAGGTACAGCAAATTTAGGTGGTGGAGGTGGAGGAGGCTCTTTTGTATCCTCAAATCCTTTAACTCCTGGATCAGGAGCAAATGGTGGCTCTGGTATTGTAGTTGTAAAAGAATTATCAAAAGCAAGTGGTGTATGGAGTTTAACAAGTCAAAGAATAGCATTAAGTAATGGAACTTGGCCAAAACTTACGTTACAACCTTTTTCAGCTGACTATTTAATTGTAGGTGGTGGAGCATCAGGTGGTAACAATGTTGGTGGAGGCGGTGGTGCTGGAGGTTATAGAAGTTTATCTTTAACAACTTGTTCTGCAACAACTTATCCAGTGGTTGTTGGAGGCGGCGGTAGTGCAAGTGGAAATAATGGATCTCCTTCTAGTATAAATAGTAATATTGCAGCAGGAGGGGGTGCTGGAGGATGTGCTGCACCTGAAGCAGGTTCTGCTGGAGGATCAGGTGGAGGAGGTGGTCATAACTCACGACCAGGTGGAGCAGGAAATACTCCTCCTGTTAGTCCACCGCAAGGTAACTCAGGTGGAACAGGTCACGTATTTGGAGTAAACAATGCAAGAGGTGGTGGAGGTGGTGGTGGCTCAGGAAGTGGAGCACCTGGAAGCACAACTGGTGCAGGTGGAGCTGGAAGTCAATGGTTAAATTGTAGTTATTACGCTGGTGGTGGAGGCGGAGGATCTATTGGACCTCCTCCTGGAGGAGCAGGTGGAACTGGTGGTGGCGGAGCAGGTGGACAAGGAACTACTGGAACTGCTGGAACAGTTAATACTGGTGGTGGTGGCGGAGCAGGTGGGACATCACCGAGTCCTGGTGGAGCAGGAGGTTCTGGTATTGTAATTGTTAGATCACCATCTGCAACAGATGGATATATTTCAGTAACCCCTGGAACAAATACAGTATCTACAACACCATGTGGAGTTGTGGTTGCTACATTTACAGTTTCTGGATGTTATGTTGTAGCTGATGAATTGTAATCCTTGACAATTTTGTTCTAATAAATATAAATCCTATTTATATAAAGGTATGAATCTACAGAATTATTATTGGTATTTTAAATCAGCATTAACTCCACGATTTTGTGATGAGTTAATTAAGTATGGAAATCAGCAACAAGAACAAATTGCATTAACGGGTGGACAAACTAAAAAGTTAGCTGAGTTGGAAAAAAAGAAACCAATACCTAAAAAGAAAAAGAAAATTAAAAGAACTTCTGCGAATGCTCATTTAACCGATGAGCAAATAGAAGCGATGGATCCAGCTAAGAAATTAGATGAAAAAGATTTAAATGATTTAAAACAAAAAAGAGATTCTAATATTGTTTGGGTTAATGATAGATGGGTCTATAAAGAAATACAACCTTATGTACACCAAGCCAATGCAAATGCAGGTTGGAATTTTAATTGGGATTTTTCTGAGTCTTGTCAATTTACAAAATATAAATTAAATCAATTTTATGATTGGCATTGTGATAGCTGGGAGCAACCCTACAACAATCCAGACAATCCAAACACGCACGGTAAAATTAGAAAATTATCAGTGACGTGTTGTTTATCAGATGAAAAAGATTATGAAGGTGGTGAACTCGAATTTCAATTTAGAAATATGGATGATCCAACTGTAACACGAACGTGTACTGAAATATTACCTCGTGGCTCTATCGTGGTATTTCCTTCATTTGTGTGGCATAGAGTAAAACCTGTAACGAAAGGAACAAGATATTCTTTAGTGATTTGGAACTTAGGATATCCATTTAGATAATATGGCAAAAGAAGATCAATTACAAACTTCATTTTATTTTCAAACACCAATTTATCATATTGAGATACCTGAATGGGTTAATCACGTAGATAAAGTTTGTGAGAAATATGTAAAAGACGCTAGAAAAAGAAATCAAAAAGCAATTAAAGATAGAGAAAAGAAATGGAAGAAAAAAGGTTTAGGCGACATTGGAATGTCACATCACTCTACATCTTTAATTAATGATCCTGATTTAAAAGAATTTCAAGAATATGTTGGAGCAACGAGTTGGAATGTTTTAGATCATATGGGTTATGATTTATCTGGCTATGAATTGTTTTGGACAGAGTTTTGGGTGCAACATTTTGGAGACAAAGGTGGTGGACATCACGAAGGTCATATTCATTATGATAATCATATTTCCGGTTTTTATTTCTTACGTTGTAGTGAGAAAACTTCAGTTCCTGTTTTTCATGATCCAAGACAAGCTAAACTGATGAATGATTTACCAAGAAAAAATGAAGAGGAAGTATCAGCAGCATCACCTCTTATTCATTATAAACCAAAACCTGGTACTATGATTTTTATTCCAGCCTATTTAGAGCATCAATATACAGTTGACATGGGAGTAGAAGATTTTAGATTTATTCATTTTAACTTACAAGCGGTGAGAAGAATGATTACAGATACAATTAGAAAACAAGCCAATATTGAACAACCAAAGAAAGGAAAGAAAAAATGAGTTTTAAAACAAATGGTTATACTATAATTAAAAAAGCAGTTGATCCTAAAATTGCTAATTTTGTTTACAAGTATTTTTTATTAAAAAGACAAGTTGCAAGAACTTTGTTTGATACCAAATACATTTCACCTTTTACAGAATATTGGGGTGTATGGAATGACCAACAAGTTCCTGAAACCTATTCTCATTATGGTGATGTTGCAATGGACACATTACTCACAGAAGTCAAACCTGTCATGGAAAAAGAAACAGGATTAAAGTTAATTGAAACTTATGCTTATGCAAGAATTTATAAAAAAGGGGACATCCTTCATCGACACAAAGATAGATTTAGTTGTGAAATATCAACGACAATGAATCTAGGTGGAGATGACTGGCCCATTTATATTGCAACAAAAGAATCAGATGGTTCGGTTGCAAAAGATGGATCTTATAAACCCTCAAAAGCAAAAGGTGTTAAAGTGACCTTGAATCCAGGTGATATGCTCGTTTATAGAGGTAATATCTTAGAACATTGGAGAGAAGCTTTTAAAGGTAAAGATTGCGGACAAGTATTTTTACACTATAATAATAAAGCAACTAAAGGCTCAGAAGACAATAAGTTTGATAGAAGACCACATCTAGGACTTCCATCTTGGTTTAAAAAGTGATATAGTTTCGACATGCTGAGGTAGACTCACCACCACACCAGTCTACCTTAGCGCCAATTTGTATGGAGAATTATGTTACAAAAAATACAATTTTTACCTGGCTTTAATAAACAGATCACAGCAACCACAGCTGAAGGTCAGTGGATTGATGGTGATAATGTTAGGTTTCGTTATAGCACCCCTGAAAAGATAGGTGGCTGGTCTCAGCTAGGAGAGAATAAACTTACAGGTGCAACAAGAGCTATTCAACATCACTTTAATAAAGCAGGGACAAAGTTTTCAATTATAGGAACTAATAGAATTTTATATGTATATACAGGGGGAGTATTCTATGACATTCACCCGATTAAATCTACAAATACTTTAACCAATGCTTTTACAACAACTAATGGTTCTACTTCGGTAACCATTACTTTTTCTACTGCGCATAATATTGGTGTAGGAGATATTATTCTTTTAGATAATTTTACAACAATTACAGGATCCGATTATACCGCAGCAGATTTTGACGATAAAAAATTTATGGTCACAACAGTGCCATCAGATACGACTTTAACTATTACCATGCCGTCAGCTGAAACAGGTGCGGGTGCAACAACATCAGGTGGGATTAGAGTTCAACATTATTATCCAGTGGGTCCAGCACAAGAATTAGAAGGTTTTGGTTATGGATTAGGTCAATGGGGTGGAACAGTATCAGGAGAAGCAACAACAACATTAGTAAGTACCATTAACTCTGTTCAAACAACAGGTATTCAATTAACTGATGCTTCTCAGTTCCCAACTTCAGGTACAAACTTTGTTCAAATTGGTTCAGAAGAAATTTCTTATACAGGTATTACAAGTGGAGAATTAACCGGTGTAACAAGGGGAGTTAGAAATACAACACCTGCAAGTCATACGATTGGTGCAACCATTACCAATTCATCTGATTATGTAGCATGGGGCGAAGCAGCATCCGGTGACTTAGTCTTTGAACCAGGTCTATGGTCTATTGATGCGTATGGTGATTTACTTATTTGTTTAATTCATAATAGTGCATGCTTTCAGTGGGACAGTAATGCAACAAACGCGGTTACACAAAGAGCAACGATTATATCAGGAGCTCCAACCGCATCCCACGATATGATTGTATCTACACCAGACAGGCACTTAGTATTTTTTGGAACTGAAACTACTATTGGTGATCCAACCACACAAGACTCAATGTTTATTAGATTTTCAGATCAAGAAGATATTAATACTTATACACCAACATCAGTTAATACTGCAGGAACACAAAGACTTGCAGATGGATCCACGATTGTTGGAGTGGTTCGAGGTCGTAATGCAATTTATGTTTGGACGGATACAGCACTCTTTACTATGCGTTTTATTGGTCCTCCGTTTACATTTGGTTTTGAACAAGTGGGTACAAATTGTGGTTTGATTGGAATCAATGCTGCAGTTGAAGTTGATGGTACGGCATATTGGTTATCTGAAAACGGTTTCTTTAGATATGCCGGTAATCTTGAATCCATGATTTGTTTAGTTGAAGATTATGTATTTGAAGATATCAATTTAACAGCAACATCCTTAATTAATGCAGGAGTCAATAATTTGTTTGGTGAGATTACATGGTTCTATTGCACGGGTAGTTCTGAAGTTGTGAACCGTTGTGTAACGTATAACTATAATGAATCTACATCACAAAGACCCATATGGACTACAGGATCTTTAGCCAGAACTGCGTGGGTAGATTCTGCAGTATTTGGAAAACCACATGCAGCAGCGTATAATATAACAGATAATGCATCTTATGATGTGATTGGTAATACGGAAGGTTCTTCCATATACTATGAACATGAAACAGGAACTGATGAAGTCAACACATCGGGTATAACAGCTATTACATCTAATATTCAGTCAGGTGATTTTGATATCACATCACAAGGTCAAGGTAGTTTTGATTTAAGAGGAGATGGTGAATATATTATGAAGATTAGAAGATTTGTTCCAGACTTTTTATCTCAAACAGGTAACTCACAAGTGACATTAAATTTAAGAGATTATCCTAATAACTCTCGAGCAAGTTCTTCGTTGGGTCCATTTACGATTAATTCTTCAACAACTAAAGTTGATACGCGTGCAAGAGCAAGAGCAGTATCATTAAAAGTTGCTAATACGGGAGCTTCACAAGACTGGAAGCTAGGGACTTTTAGATTAGATATACAACCGGATGGTAGAAGATAATGGCAAAAATAGTACAGACATTAACAAGACCAGGAAAAGAATATAAAAAAGAAGTCTTTGATGCTATCATCAGAGATATTGATGCAATTGTACAAAAATTAAATTCTACCTTTCAACAAGATTTAAAAGAAGAATTAGAAAGAAAAGAATTATTTATGAATAGGTATGATTGCTAATGAGTTGTAATAACGTAAACTTTGAAAATCCTTTTGATCTTAATGTTTCTAGTGGAGCTTTATCTCCTAGCTACAAACAAGTCTATAAATTCGGACAAAATGCAGTTGTTGGAAATAGTATGGAAACTATTTGGCTACA